CAGGTAACCGCTTTGCAACGGCTCCGAAGACGGCACTCACTGACCGAGCAATCGGCAGTGAACCGTCTCTCAATATCTGGCTCCAACTTGCCTACGGCGACGCCTTGCGGCGCTGCCTGAAGCACAGGGCTGGATGGGATCTCACCAAGGCACAGGATGTCCACCGCAACGTAGCGAGGACATCGTCAGCCAGTCTAGAATTTGCAACTCTAGACCTCTCTAACGCGAGTGACACCGTAAGCAAGGAGTTAGTCAAGCTCCTGCTACCATCGGACTGGTTTGCCTCTCTTGATGCTCTGCGTTCGCCTTTCACCCTCTTCAAAAGAGAGATGTGGGGGGTACAGCAGGTCTCAACCACGGTTGAGGGACTCGACTGCCCGGAAGGGTATGTCAAAGTCTATCTTGAGAAGTTCAGCTCGATGGGAAACGGTTACACTTTCGAATTGGAGTCGCTTATCTTCGCTGCCTTGACGGTAGCGTGGACGCGGTTCTGCGGTGGCCAAGGCCGCCTAGGCGTTGATGTATTTGTCTATGGTGATGACATCATCATCCGAGATGAGTACGCGGCGTCGTTCGAGAGTGTCCTGCGGTTCTTCGGTTTCACCCTTAACAGGGACAAGTCCTTTTGGGGATCTGTACCTTTCCGGGAGAGCTGTGGCGGTGATTACATGGCGGGTTTCAACGTCCGCCCTCACTACCATGACTCTGAACCACAAGACCCTGTCACTTGGATCGCTGCTATCAACCAAACTCGCGCGTGGCTTAACCGCTACGCAGAGATTTCTGGTGATATTGATCTCCGGCTTTGGCATTCTGCACTCAACGCTGCCCCCTCGTGGGTACAGCGTCTGCGTGGGCCAGAGTTGCTCGGAGATTTGGTTATTCACGACCACACGTGGACGTGGAGAACCTCAATGCGTACCGTACCAAGGTGGAGGCACGACGAACGATTCCTGCACGTGCAGGGGTTGAGCGTTGTCGCTGAAACTCTACCATGGTCGCATTGGCGCGGTCCAGTGCAACTCGCGTGCGCGCTCACCGACTACGGTGATGGTGAAACGGGGGTAACCCCGAGAAAACCTCGCTTTCAGTTTGGTGTTGCGTGGTTGCAGGTATCCTGGGATGCCTGCGTCGACGGACTAGTGAACCGTTGAC